CGATGCCGCTCGAATGATGATTGGTTTTGGTGCAGCCACCCAAGCCAACGTGATAGATAAATTGCGTATGGTGGGTGATATAGCCCAAGGCAATGCCGACAAGCTTAACGGCGTCACACTAGCCTTTTCACAAATACAAGCGGCAGGCAAAGCATCGATGCAAGATGTAAACCAACTCATCAACAACGGTGTGCCTATCCTTGGGCAATTAGCTAAGCAGTGGCACATGACCACAGGTGCAGCGCGCGAGGCAGTAAGCAAGGGCAAAGCATCCTCTGTAGAAATCACCAAAGCTTTCGAAGCAATGACAAGTAAGGGTGGGATGTTTTACAATGGTATGGCTATTGCCTCCCAAACCTTTAGCGGTAAACTGAGCACCCTCAAAGATACCATCAACCAAACTTTTGCAAGTATTGGCACAGTGGCTTTACCTATTGTCAAAGAATATATCGACAAGGCGACAAGTGCAGCAGGTGGCGCGCAAGCTTGGGCAGCACAAAACCAAGAATTGATCAAAGGAAAGGTGGTTAGTTTTGTAAACGGTGTGGCTAAGGCGATTAAGTTTTTGATAGAAAACTTTGATACCATCGTAAGGGTAATAAAAATCTACCTTGCTGTAATGATTGCACTCAAAGCCGTAACATTTGTCACAGCGGTATATACCAACGCGGTAGCTGTAGCGACTTTCCTTTACTCTGCAGCAAGTAAAGCCGCAACGGCGGCAACTTTCCTTTGGGAGGGCGCTCAGTGGCTACTCAACGCAGCTTTGACTGCAAATCCTATCGGGGTAGTTATTATGGCTATTGCGGCTTTGATAGCCTTAGTAGTGGTAGCAGTAAAACATTATAAAAGTTGGGGCGCAACGCTCTTGTGGTTTCTTGGTCCTATCGGTAGGGTTATTTCGGCTTTCAAGTCTATCTACGATAATTGGGATATGATTAAAAACGCTTTTACCACAGGTGGCATCATTGGTGGGATCAAAGCCTTGGGTGCGGTGCTGCTCGATGTTGTTTTATTGCCTTTGCAGCAGATATTGACGCTCATGAGCAACTTGCCGGGAGCGGTAGGGCGCGCAGCCGATAATGCAGCCAATAGTATTGCAGAGATGCGCAATAAGATGGGTACAGGCCCCAACAATTATAGCGGTGAATCGCAAGCAAACCCATTTGGTGGCGGTAATTTTTACCCTGCAATCAATCCAAAAGAGGCGCAAGCCAAAATAATGGAGCAAACCATCAATAAAAACACAACCAACAAACAAAACGTAACAATTGATATCAACGATAAAAGCGGGAAAGCATCTGTAAGCAAAAATACAGGTGGCGTGCCGTTAATAATGACTTCTACAATGGGCTTCGGTAAATAAAATGGCAGATCTATTAATCTTCGAATCGGGCAACGGTGGCGAGCTTAAGCAGCGCGGCAACGACTTTGCAATGGTGATGGGTATCGAAAATGAGCCTTATATGGCCATGTTTGGTGGTGCGCTCGATTGGTGGGGCAATGATTTCTTAGACCCTACCGACACAGACAAGATTTGGAGCAGCGAAACAGAAAAAACATTGAACAGTGTAACGCTCAACTCTGCCGGGCGCATTAAAATAGAAGAGGCGGTAAAAAAAGACCTTGCCCCACTGCGCAAACAAACAGGCGCAGCCATCACAGTACAAGTTTCGATAGTATCAGACGACCGCTGCGAAATATTTATTGACATCAACGGCTTACGGCAGCAGTTTATTTGGTCGCCCGATGCCCTTTTCAAAACTTACAAAATATAACCGTGACCACGCTACCGACATTTACCGCCATCCGCGACAGCATTATTGCCGACCTCGAAGCCGAGTTTAGTATTTCTATACTTTTGCGCCCCTTTTTGTACGTGTGGGCCACTATTCAGGCATCCAAGTTTAAATTGATTTACCTACTACTAGGGCAGGTGCAAAAGAACGTAGCCCCCGATACTTGCGACGCGGAAACGCTTGTGCGTTTTGGGTTGATAAAACTAGGTCGTCCACCACGTGTGGCGGTGCAAGCGCAATATGAAATAGATATTACCATTACAGCAGTCGGCACCATACCAGCAGGCACTACTTACAAGACAGATGAAGGCACTACAAGCCCCGACAAATTATTTATTTTAGATACCGATTTTGCGTATAGTGGCACAGTGCCGGGCTTGGTACCTATTACGGTACGCGCCTTAGAAGCAGGTGTAGAAAGTAGATTGACAGCAGGCGACACAATGACGTCTACCGCCCCCATCGCCATCAGCGAAGGTATTGGAGTTTGGTCGTCTGTGGTAGTAAGCCCCCTTGCAGCCGAAGATATTGAGGATTATCGACAAGTGGTATTGCAGAGTTACCGCCTAGAGGCGCAGGGTGGCGCTACCGCAGACTATCGCCTTTGGGGCTTGGATGCGGCAGGGGTAAAACAAATCTATCCTTATGCCAAAAGCGGCGCACCCAACGAGATAGATGTGTATGTAGAGGCAACGGTAGCCGATAGTACAGATGGGCACGGCACGCCGGGCAGCACTATTCTTGCCGATGTGGAAGATTGTATCGAACTAGACCCTGATATTACCTTAACGCTTGCTGAGCGCGGCCGCCGACCATTAGGCGTGTACGCTGTAAATGTGCAAAGCATTGTGCTGAAAGCCATTGTGGTAACAATAACAGGCTATATGGGCCGAACCACAGAAACAGATACAATCATCGCAGCAGCTATTGCCGAGGTGGTGGATAATGTGCGCCCATTTATCGCCCCCTGCGATGACCCTACACTCCGCAATGATATTATTAGCCGAAACAGCATTATACAAGCAGTAATGACTGCAATGCCCGGATCGGTATTTACCGACATTGAGTTGCAAGTAGACGCTACAGTAGTTATCAACTACCAAATGCCCAACGGCAATATTCCTTACCTCGATTCTATTATTTACGCATAATGGCAAAAGCACCCTCACAATCATACCTACAAGATAAGATACGGCAGGCTACACGCTTGCTTTATCCGCGTGCGCGTGCCTTCAAGTTGCCCATTGGTGGAGATTTTGACCGCTTGCACAAAGCGCTGTCTATCTCTGAGGCGAAGATGTACCGCGAGGCGATGTTGATATTGGATAGCGCTATTGCCGACAGTAGCAATTTTACTGCCGATGATGCTACTCATTGGGAGCGCGTACTCGCCATCTACAGTGGAGGTAGCTCTGTACCGCTTGCGGATAGGATTTTAGCGATTAACAGAAAGATTGCCCACCCAAGCACTGCCAAGCCGCGCCAAAATTACCGATATGTAGAGGCTCAGCTACGTGCCGCAGGCTTTGATGTGTACCTCTACGAAAATAAATTTAGCGACGGATTGGGAGGATTTACAACCAAGACGCCCGACGAAATATTAGGAACGCTCAGCGGCACAGGAGTGCACGAAGATGCAACCGAGCACGAGGATGGACTAGAGTTTGGCGGTTTGGCTATTGCCAAAGTGGCTAATTGGATAGATGAGGTAGAGGACGATACTTTTGATATAGGCAGCGATTACCGAAGCACTTTTTATATAGCAGGGAGCACGGTAAATTCTTTGGCTACAGTGAGCGCAGCGCGCAAAAACGAGTTTAGGCAATTGGTGCTACAACTCAAACCATCCCAAACGGTGGCTTTTTTATTTATAAATTTTACTTAAAAAATATTTTATGAAACGATTATCAGCAAAAGCGAATGTGGATGCGCCGTCGGCGGCTTACCCTTATGGTAATATCAGAAATAAAACTATTTCGGTAGCAGGTTCGCGCGTAAACGTAGAGATGTATGGCGATATCACTCAGTTTTTTGAAAAAATGTTTGCCGAAAGTGGCATTACCGCCAATGGATTAGCAGATAACGCCACAAATGGGTGGCAGCTTTTTGAGGCATTAACAAAATTAACGCATCCTGCTTGGAGTACCACAGGTTTGACTTTTGCCACAGGAGGCGCTTATTCTTGGGCAAATGCAGGTAGTCCTTTCTACAGTTGTGCTTTTAAGGCTATGCCCAACGAGGTGGCGCTTTGCGGCGTAGCCGAAAGTAGTGTAAGTAGCTCGGCAGATACACCTGTACTCACTTTGCCTATTGGGGCAAGGCCTAGTGCGGAAATTTATGTGCAAGGCTTTAAGCAAGACGGAGGCGGGGCGCGTTCGTCTATTATTTTGAAGATTGAAACGAGCGGTGTAGTAACGGCTATAGGGCTAACCGCAACGCTCGGCACGTGGAGAATTTATATGGATGGTATTTCTTTTAGAAAATAAGCAATGAGCATCAGCACAATCAATATCAACACCTCCGCAGTAGTGCGGCATACGGCACGGCTAGAAAAGCTGCACCGTAGCGCTTTGCCTGTGGCAGTGCGGCAGACGCTGAGTAAGGCGGCTTTTGATGTAAAGATGCACACGATGCCTGCCCAGGCTACTAAAAACTTTGAGAAACGTGAACCCAATTTTTTCAAAGCTAATAGCAAGGTGACGCCCGCTAAAGGGTTTGATATGAAGTCGATGGTGGCGACAGTTGGATTTATTCCACTGAAAGGTACCAACAAAGCGGTGGATGACCTAAAGCAACAAGAGGATGGTGGCAATATTGGTGGCCGCACATTTATAGCCCTGCGCGATGCGCGTGTGAGTGGCAGTTGGCGCAAAAAGCCGCGCGCTCGAATGCGCCTTGCGGATATTGACAACAAGATTATCGACAGCAAAAAAGGCAAAGGGAAAAACAGCCGTGAGCGCTTTACCCGCTCGGCGCTGCATGCCGGTAAAGGTGGTTTTGTTCTTGGAGAAAAGAAAACAAGCGGTGGCAGCAGGATCTTGTTTGAAATCCGTAGTGTGGTGCGCAAAAAAGGTAACACGGTAGTGAAAAGCAAACCGATATATGCAGTAAAGAGTGGACGTGTGGTAAAACCTGCAGCAACCCATTTTATGCGCAAAGCAAGCCTTCAGAGCGCACAAGGGATGGGAAGCACCTTTATACAAGAAGCAAACAAACAAATAGCAAAATACAAATAAAAACTATGCTCACATTTTCACAATACCGGATTGAACAAGCATTGAATATTCAGGCGGATATGTTACGCCGCAATATTACCACTGACGTTTTGGGTATAAAATATTATTTAATCGACTGCTACACAGGCTATTTGCGCATTATTGGTGCTGAAGATGTTTTGATAGAAAAAATTTCAGAATTAACGATGGCATCTTATTCTGAAAACGAATTAAATAACCGCATTGATGAATTGGTAACTAAAAACCAAGCTGAACATAACGACTACTAAGAAATATAAATAATGAGCTGGCTCGAAAAAATAAAAACAAACCTTAGTATCACCACCGGAGACGGCAAGGTGTACAATCCGCTGTGGACACCCTTCGACAAAACGATTGGGTACAACCTTGCCATTTATGAGTTTCCGAAAATACAAGGGGCTTTGGTACGCAGGTACGAGCAGAAAGCCAACATTTACGATATTGAATTTTATTTCCAAGGGGTAGACCATTTGGAACAAGCAGCAGCTTTCGAAGCATCTGCTGTAGATAAAAACCCATGGACGATTAGTCACCCATTCGAGGGTAGTTTGTTAGTGCATCCCATTGGATTTAAGAAAACAAACCGTGGACTAAATGTAACGGTGTACAATGGCTCGGTAATCGAAACTATTGCCGAAGATGCCCCAAAAGCGACTGCCAACCCTGCCGATAGGATACTCAGCGAAAAAGAAACCGCCGACACGCTGATGGCGGATAGTTATGTGGCAGAGGTAAAACCCAAAGCAGCCGACCTTAAAGAGATGGGCGCGAAAACAAAAAGTACTTTCGAATTGGGTAAAAAAGGCATCAACAATATCATCGATAGCCAAGAATATTTTAACGCATTCACCGATGCCAACCGTGCCATCAACAATGCTGTGGCTGAGCCGCTACTAGCCATCCGCCAAATACAGGCGATGATTAACGCGCCGTTCAATTTTACCACTAATGTGCAAAGCCGCGTGGGTACGCTCAAAAGCCAATTGATAGCTTTGGGCAACAGTATCAGCACGATACTGACCCGCAATAGTAAAAAACTGTACGAAAATAATGCCGGTACCATGCTCAGCGCAATGGCAGCTGCGACCATAACAAATGCAAACTACAATAGCCGCAGAGATGCGCTAGATATTATTGATACATTGATAGGGCAATACAATGCTTATATCAGCAACTTGGACACACTGCAAAGTGCTAGTGGCGCGGTGTTAGATGCGTATATCCCTGATGCGACAAGTATTATTCAACTGAGTGATTTGGTAAGCTACACCGTATCGGCTTTATTAATCATCACTACCGATGCACGACAAGAGCGCAGCTTTATCTTGGAGGAAGATGATACACTGTTTACCCTTACCAAAAAGCTCTACGGACTAAAAGAGGACGATAGCACCATCACCGAATTGATTGAAACAAACAAATTTACCATGCAAGAGCTGCTGATCATCCCGAAGGGCAGAACGATAAAATATTACGTGTAACATGATTCTCAAAGTAGCAGGACAAAAGGTAGATTTTTTTAATAACGTGGGCGTGCAACTAAGGCACGACGCGGTGGCGAGTGGCTTTGCTTTTACTTTTGCTTTTAACCCTGAGAATCCTGTACACCGTAAGATTTGCAAGCCTTGCGCTTACTACCCCGTCAGCATCGAGCAAGATGGAGAAACTTTACTTACAGGCACTTTGCTCACTGCAGATTTTGTAGATAGCGCGGTGCCGGGAATGGTAGAGTTGAAAGGCTACAGCAAAACAGGTGTGCTAGAGGATAGCAATATTCCCGATTCTGTGTACCCGCTACAAAGCGACAACATCAACCTCAAAGACATTACCGAAAAGATTTTGAAACCTTTCGGCATTAAATTGGTAGTGGATGCAACTGTAGCATCAGATGCAAGTAAGGTGTATAAAAATAGCACAGGCGGCGATACGCAGAGCGTCAAAAGTTATCTGAGCGAATTAGCCGCACAGCGCAATATCCTTATCACGCACAACGAATTAGGGAACCTTGTATTTACCCGAAGTAAGGCAGCTGCACAAAGTATTTTTGATTTTAAGCAGGATACTAAAGGCATCACTTTCCGCTTGTCGGTAAATGGGCAAGGAATGCACAGCAGCATTAGTGTGCAGCGCCAAGCCAATAAAAGCAAACTGCAAGCAGCTACGGAAGCAAGCGCAAGCAATCTTTACGCTGCGGCAGCATTCCGACCACGTGTAGAACGCCAAAGCAGTGGCGATGACCTCAATACCAAATTTGCTGCGCAAAACTTGGTGTGTAGTGAGTTGCAAAATATAAAGCTGACTATCGAAATAGAAGGATGGACGCTTGGCGG